TTATAAGACTGTTTGGGAAATGTCACAAAAGAGAATTTTACAAATGGCGGCAAATAGAAGTGTGTTTATCGACCAGTCACAATCATTAAATTTATTTATTGATAATGCAACTAAACCTAAATTATTGGCTGCACACTTATTTGGGTGGAAATTAGGGTTAAAAACAGGTATGTACTACCTAAGAACAAGAGCTGCGGTTGATGCATTGAAGGGATTGGGAGTTGATACATCGACACCGAAATCGGTGGAACAATCAACGGGACAACAACCCGCGGTATATCCAACCACACCAACAAATAATCCAATTATTAGTGAAAATACACCTGAATTACAATGTGAAGGATGTGGTTCATAAAATAACCTTTTAATGTCAAAACAATATTAAATCCAACTTAGGTTGGATTTTTTATTTATTACCATTTTGGATTAGTTTATATTTATAATCATGGCGACAACATATGGAATTGATTTCCCATTTAGAGATAGTTTAAAGGGTGATTATGTTAAATTAACAACAACACCCGAAAGAGAAGTACGAGCAAATCTTATACATCTTTTATTGACAAAAAGAGGTACTCGTTATTTCTTACCTGATTTTGGTTCAAGATTATACCAATATATCTTTGACCAAAATGACAGTGTTACATTCGATTTAATAGAAGATGAAATAAGAGAGTCTGTTAAAAAATACATTCCAAATTTAGATATAACAAAATTAGATGTTATGTCCGCAGAAGATGACCCGGATACTATTAGAACATTTAATCAAGATGAAGATGAAAGATTATTTAGGGTTTCTGACAATACAACTAAACCACATACCGCAGTAGTGAAAATTGAATATACGGTTAATAACGGAGCGTTTTCATCTTCGGACTTTATAATACTAAACATTTAAAATGGCTAAGAAAATATCATACGCAACTAGAGATTTTGCAGGACTAAGACAAGAATTAGTAAATCTAACAAAAGAATATTATCCTGATTTGGTTAAAAATACCAATGATGCGTCTATATTCTCAGTTTTATTGGATTTAAACGCTGCGGTTGCAGATAACTTACACTTTCATATTGATAGAGTTTGGCAAGAAACCATGTTGGACTTTGCACAACAAAGACAATCTCTTTTCCATATTGCCAAAACATATGGTATAAAAATTCCAGGAACAAGACCATCAGTTGCGTTGTGTGACTTTTCAATAAATGTACCCGTTAGAGGTGATAAGGAAGATGAAAGATATTTGGGTATATTAAGAATCGGTGCACAAGTTTCAGGTGGAGGACAAATATTTGAAACAATTAACGATATTGATTTTTCGAGCCCGTTTAATGATAAAGGAGAACCAAACAGATTAAAGATACCAAATTTTGATGGTAACAATACATTGGTTTCTTATACAATCACAAAGAGAGAACCTGTAGTTAATGGAGTAACAAGAATATATAGAAGAGTAATAAGTGAGTTAGACCAAAAACCTTTCTTAAAACTTTTTTTACCTGAACAAAATGTTTTAGGTGTGGTGGGAGTTATACATAAAGAAGGAACATCTTTTGGAACCAACCCAACATCTTCTGAATTTAACGCTTCGACAAATAAATGGTACGAAGTTAAGTCGCTAATACAAGATAAAGTATTCATCGAAGACCCAACTTCAGTGTCCGATAAAGATAATTTTAAGGCTGGAACTTACTTACAAGTTAATAATAAATTCTATACAGAATATACCCCTGAAAGTTATTTTTCATTAACCTTTGGTAGTGGTTCTGTTGACCCATTAGAGAATTTGGACAATTATATGACCGGCCAATTGAAAGTTAATTTGGCTAGTTATTTAAACAACATGTCATTAGGTGCAATACCTAAAGCAAACACCACATTGTTTGTGAAATATCGTATTGGTGGGGGTAAAGATTCGAATTTAGGGGTTAATGTCATTACAAGTATAGATAGTGTTGAATTTAATATAAATGGTCCTAATAACGCAATTAATTCACAAGTTGAGTTATCATTAAGAGTTAATAACGTAACAGCCGCGGTAGGAGGTGCAGACCAACCTACAATTGAAGAAATTAGGAATATGATTTCATATAATTTTGCAGCACAAAACAGAGCGGTAACATTAAATGATTACAAGTCATTAATTGAAACGATGCCATCCACTTATGGTGCACCGGCAAAAGTTAATGTAATGGAGGAAGATAATAAAGTTAGAGTAAAATTACTATCATATGATGACCAAGGTAATCTAACCGACGTAATATCTAACACATTAAAAAACAATATATTAAATTATCTTTCAGAATATAGAATGATTAATGATTATATTGAAATTGCAAACGGTCAAGTTATAGATTTAGGATTAGACGTTGACTTAATGATTGATAAAAACGAAAACCCAACAGATGTTATAAAACAAGTAATTCAAACATCCACATTATTTTTTGCAATCGATAAACGTAAAATGGGTGACCCATTGTTTATAGGTGATTTAATGAGAGAAATCGGTGCAATTGCTGGTGTAGTTAACGTGGTAGAAATTAAGGTTTTTAATAAAATTGGGGGTAATTACTCGTCATCAGAAGTATCACAATCATATAAAGACAGTACAACTAAAGAAATACAACAAATTGATATGACGGTGTTTATGCAGTCAAATCAAATATTTCAAATTAGATTCCCAAATAGTGATATAAGGGTGAGAACTAAACCTATAGGAACGACTACATACTAAAATGTTTTTTCGTTATAATAGTAGAAAATCACATGCTTTCTATTTATTAAGAGAATGATGCAAAAACATAGAATTTCAACAAATATCGGTAAAGAACAGAAGGTTACTGTCGAATTAAAACAAGACTACGACCAACTAGAAATCTTATCCTTAAAATTCTCACAAACTGACGTATATACATCACTTTGTGCGGATTATGGGGTAGTTTGTGGAAGAATCACGGCAAACGACGGATTTGGAATACCTAATGTTAGAATATCAATATTTGTACCACAGACCGAAACAGATTCAACGGATCCGGTAATTTCTGCATTATATCCCTATACTGAAGTTTCAGACAAAGATAGTAACAATTATAGATATAATTTGTTACCAGCAAGAAAACAACATGGTGGACACAAACCAACAGGAACCTTTCCTGACCAATCGGATATTTTAACAAGAGAGGAAGTATTAGAAGTATACGAAAATTATTATAGGTACACTGTTAAAACTAACGAATCGGGTGACTTCATGATTTGGGGTGTACCTGTTGGTAAACAGACACTACATGTCGATTTAGATTTATCGGACATTGGTTGTTTCTCATTAAGACCATATGATTTTATTAAAAGAGGAGAAGGTATTGAGAAGTTTGAAAGATATTATGAATTTAAATCAAGCGCAGATATAGATGGATTACCACAAATCATCAAATATGACAGAACTATTGAAGTTTTTCCATTTTGGGGTAATCTTGATTTATGTGAAATTGGTATAACAAGAGCGGATTATGATATATCACAAAGTGGTATTAGGATTGAACCGATATCATTAATTCTAACGTCCACAATTACGGATGATAATGGAGATGCGGTAAAAAGAAACGGGGTCATTAGAAGAAATACTGGTTATAAATGTAATTTACAAACAACCGAAGGTAAAATATCTGCGGTTAGATATACAGGTAAAAAAGTTTACGGATCGGATGGAACTACATTATATCCTGAATTGGAGTATTTTAATCCGTCAGAAACTATCGATGAGGATGGTGCTGCGATGGTAGTACTACCAATGAATTTGGAATACGTTTTTACAAATGAATTTGGTGAACAAGAGATTACTAACGATACAAACAAAGGTATACCAACAACTACAATTGCTAGATTTAAATTTACTCTTGACGGTAACAATGAAAAGACGGGAACAGCAAATTACTTAGTTCCACAAATTAGAGAATATAACTCAAATCTATATGGTCAAAATGACTTAGGTGAATATAAAGAAGATTTATTAACAACATACCAATTTTCAGATGTGTTTGAGGATTATTTAAATATTGTTCCACCATCTGGTGTTACATTATCACAAATGTCAACAACATATCAGGATGATAAAAAATCATTTATGTTAGGTACATGTACTGGTTGTGACTTAGGTGTACCACAAGATGTTTTTTATAAATTTATTTTTGGTAAGGTTTACACCGTTTCATCTTTTCAAGGTTCACATTATGAAGTATCTGCGGGAGAATCATTTTT